CTACTAGATCTGAAAACCATTTAGAACGATATAGTTGCAACCCATTAAGAACTGAATTAATCATTTAATAAAAGTTTTAGTTAATTAAAAAGGATTTCTTAATTGCCTGCTAGCTGTACTCCAAATGTCCGAAACCTTACTTCCATCTTGGCCGGATTGATTTCTTCCTCTGTTGCCTTTACTTGCGAGTTTCTTTTTTAGTTTACTAGCGGCTTCTGAAGCTGCCTTCTGCTGTACTTTTTTTACGAGAGAATCCCCTTTCATAGTAAAATAAGCCGACTCTATTAGGTTTTTGTTAGACTTTATATAGTCTTCTTGGTATTTTGTTTTACCGGTCCTGGTAGGCTTAAATATGTAATTGAAAAGGTCATTCTTTTCCTTTTTAGTTAAAGGTATCCCGCGTACTTCAGAATGAGCTTCTATTTCCTCCTTTACGGCCCCCATATACTTTTGTTGCTCGTCTGCAACAAGGTCCTTTTGAATTCTCTGATTTTCTAATAGCTTTTCAGCTACTTGCTCTTTATGCTCTATAAGCATATCTTTAGCATCATAGGCCTCTTCTTCTAAAGTACCTGCATCTTCATAACGTTCGATAGCACGGTTGATTTTAATCTCAGAGTACCCTTTACTTTTAAGGTGCTCCTCTATGACAGCCTTCTGGTTAGAAGCTGTATTTAAGTCTACAGTATCTGCATTGACACCGCCATGCGCTGCAACCAGGTATTCTTCTAAACTACCTCCGTTACGTACAAACTCGTCCATTTTAGCTAACTCTTCATCTGCATACTTAGGGGCCGAATTCTCTTCAATAGTAGCACCAACAAATTTCACAATGTCGTCAATACTCTTGAATTCCTCCGCCTCTTCAGCGTCAAATCCAAATTTCTCAAATAGTTTCTCTTGTAAATAAGCTGCAAGTTCAGGCTCTGCCTCTTCTAATTCTACATCTAAAGAAGCACCAGCACCTTTGGTACCTGTACCTCCCCCACTTAAATCTACATCATCATCTAGATCCAGATCATCATCGTCTAAGTCATCATCGCCATCGTCGCCTCCGGTACCCCCATCATCTAAATCCCTTAAAGGAATATGATCAGCACCTTCATCGTCATTTAAAACAACAGTCCTATCAGGATCTACGATATCGTCGTCATCTAAATTATCTACTTTTGTATTATCAATCGGAGTTACTTTATCCGAGATACTCTGGGCTACTGCTGTAAACCCGCCAAAAATATCATTACCCATAATTAATTACTTTGTGTTTGTTTAGTCTTATTGCGGGCTTCTACCCGCTTAATTTCCTCTAGAGCTTGATTAGCCCTACGCTTCTCATCTATATCTGTCATTTTAACATTAGCCTCTACTTTCAACTTAGACCCTTCTAACTCTCTCTTAGCGTCTTCAATTGCTTGTTTTGACTCTGCTTGAATAAGAGCTACTTGTAAAGATGTCTCAGAATCTCTAATAGAATCCTGTTCTTTCTGCATCAACTCTGCCTCTTGTAAAGCTAGTTTAGCATCCTCAGTTTGCTTACGCATCTGTTCAACTTGTAATAGAGCTTGCTGCTGTTGTTGCTGTGCTTGTTGTTCTTTCTGAGCCCTTTGGTCCTCTAGTTTCTTAAGTTTATTTTTAATATCTGTAAGATTATTAGAAGTCATTATCTCTGTAATTTCAGATAGACTTGCACCATTCTGCATAGCAGGTTGATATAAGTTCCTAAGCATTTGAATATTCTGATTCTCTTCAGTACTGTCAGTAACATAAATGTCAAAATCAGCATATAAGAAATCCTCAGTGATATCCATAAATACCCGAGTCATATCATCTGTAATGTAGTTTAATTTCTTTTTCCCTGAATTAGCCCATATATTTTTAGCTATGTTCAGTACGTTTGTCATAACCCTTTTCTTAACTTGGTTATGTGCATAAAATAGGTATTCTGTAATATGTGAGGACTGTACTATAGTCTGTTGCACATTACCTACTAACTCATTAGATTGTACTTGGCCTTGTCGTTGTCTGGATACTCCGGATAACTCACCAACCATCTCTTCAATCTTATTCATTATACCTATATATTCACTAATTGCATTAGACATAGTAAGGTCTACTTGCCCGAATTGATTAAACTGTGAAGCTTTTCCACCTTCTCTGCCTGGTACATCCCATCCTTCTTCATAAGGATTAATAAGATTTACACCCGCAGAAGACAAGTAATGTAGCCATTTATTAACATCAACGCCCATAGATTTAGGTATCTGTGTAACGTCCATATTTATTATCTTACCCTTATCACGAGCAATGGCTAGTTCCAGTCTATACCATATTACAATATACATATACTGTAAAGGTTTCATTATCTCTATTAAAGATTTAGGAGGGGTATTAACATTATTATGTACTATACCCACATAAGGTAACCTATTAGAATTAGGGTTATCTAAAGATACAGCCTGTTCCGGAATAGGTTGAATACCTGCAAAGATACCATTACCAATTCTATATCCTTCCCATACTTCTATTACCCAATCCCAAGAGATTTCATCATCTGGTTGGGCATCGTAACTTTCGTCTACAACCTCTATTTGAGGCTCTCCTGACTCGTCCATAAAAGAAAGAAATCCTACCTTTTTAAAAGATTTCCAAGTTACATGCCATACATCTATAGTTTCACTAGTAAAGTTATCCCTATGAGAAGTGGAGGTGGAAAAATTCTTCCAATGTATATGATTAAATTCTGTATTACTCTTCCAAGAATTAGTATTACCAGTTTGGTATTGTTCTAAGATATCCTGTAAATCTGCCTCATCTAAAAGGTCATAGAATCTATCATATATAGCAGAGGGTGTCATTTTCATAAGCCTTACAGCCCAATCGCCTTCTTCAATATATTTAACTTCAGGACTATAATCAAAAGCAAAATATAGAGGATTCACTCTTTCTACTACAGGTTCGCCATTCAAAGCTCCTGTATAGAACGTCTCCATACTGACTGATAGTAAATCTTGAAATCCTTCTAAGAATTTGGTCTTTAGATCCTCCTTAAGTAGTAGGTTATTCATAGTATGATATGCCAATCTCTCAGCAATATCTGAATAATCTTTTTGCATATAGTCCCCTACTTCCATTAACTTCTGCATTTCCTTTTCAGAGGCTTGCGGATTATTACTGTACTCTTGGGACAATTGTACCATAGTATCTAGTAATAGTTTCTTGTGTTTCTCTTGATACCTTGTAGTAGCCTCTTCATTGGTCTGTACTACACGTAAAGAGAAGGGTCGTTTAGATTCCTCACCTAACAGTAAGTCTACTTTAGGTTTAATTATATTAAAATTTTGCAAAGAAGCTGGGAAACTGTCACTGACTTTATAAGGATCTGTTACGTATTTAAGATCTTTTTCATCAAAAATACTGTTGTATAAATCATAGGCAACACGCATTTGATCTCGTCTGTACCTATTATTATTGTTACCAAAGTAAAATTTACCTATATAAGCGTCGACACAACCTTCTCGCCACTTTTCATTCTTCTTACTCATCGGTAACATCTGATAGGGCACTGTATGTGCCTCTGGATTAAAATAAGATGCCATCTTTATTCAATTGATATATTTAAATAATTTTCTTCACTCGGAGTGTATTCATAATTTTCATAGCCAGTAAATAACCCATCAAGAAATAATAAGCGCTTTTTATTCTCTAATCGATTTTGCCTAACATGTACTTTATGGAGTTGCTGTTGATACATAACAACTAACATAAAACTCATTACGCGGTCAAAGTTACCTTTATCATTATAGGCTATGAGTTCCTCTAATAAAGGTTCTGTCATAAGTTTACTTAAATTCTTTTTACCGGGTGCATACTCTTCAATTAACCAGTCTCTTATAGCACCTTCTCCCCAGTCCTTTATAGCCTGGCTCATGTGTATCCCTTTCTTTCTATCTACTTTAGAATCCTTTACAATATCCCCAATTAAATCATTAGGTTGGTCTGCTAATAAATAGGTAGCACTAACCTTTTCAAAGTAAAAGAATAAGCCTTTCTTCTCATTTTCATATAGTAGAGTAGCATTATAGTAGAGTAGAAGTTTACGCACATTTTCGTAATATTCTACAGCAGTGTCTGGTCTGCCTGTATATTCTGCTACTACAGTGTCAGTATAGTATTCCCCATTCATAAATCGTTTATAAATAAAGGTAGAACCTAGAGAATTGGTACCAGACTTATCGTGGTCATAAGGGTCAGTACCTGCTATATAAAGCCCCCATGGAGCATCAGGAACAGGATGTTCCCATATAACTATTTGACCTCTAGGGTCATCTCTAGGATCTAATCTGTACTTGGTAATATCCCTGGCAGCTTCCCCCGATACTGTCATCCACTTTAACTTTGCGTCAGAGTCAAAGAATAATTCACCAACTTGTTTATAATTTTTTATTTTTTCATTATTTCTAATGTAGGCTAAATGCCTTTGTAGGTCTGCTTTAGGGAATATATTAGTCCCTAAGTCTAATAAAGCTTCTGCAGGTTTAATAGGTTGCTCAGCTACATGCCTATCTATAGCACGCCTATCTGAAGCATTTTCCATAACCTTAGCACGCTGTAGTAATATAAATTTCTTAGCTACTTTATAGTTAGTATTACCGTCAACATCCATAAAAGGCTCACCATTATAGGGATCTTCCTCGTCGTCTTCGTTATAATACTCACCTTCAAGATTAGCATATTGAGGTACAAAGAAACCACATTTCTGGCCTATATTATCCTCATCCCATATATTATCTAACTCTAAGCAATTGTAAGCAGTAGGTCTTTCAAACAACTCCTTGAGCCCTTCAAAATCTTCGCCTTCTTCACCGCCGGTACCGAATGCAATCATCGTACCGAATACGTGAGAACCCTGTTCTACTGATGGCTTTGCAATCTGCCATACCTGTAGTAGGTTCCGGAACTTACCTGCTTCTTCAAATATAATTAAT